AATCAACTTGGCTGGTATTGGCGAAACCCGTATCCGTCAGGGCGGTATAGGCGCCGGCGTTGTAAAAGCCCATGCCAGGCGTTGTGCCACCCGCACTGATACGCGCGGCGGGTGCGCCTGTCCCTGTGACAATGTTATAAAAGACCGAAATCACATAATTGCTACTCGCTGTGCTGTTGATGGCATACGGGAATGTACCCATCGTAGCTGTGCCGTTCGATGTACCTTTATTGCTCAAGACCACTGATGCCCAAAGGTGGACGAGATTGCCGATACGGATAAAATAGCCGGTACGAGAGCTATAGGTCAATCCAGCACTCAAGCCGCCAAAGGCCAGGGTCGGAGTCCACGTACCTTCCTCATACCAGTTGAGCGTGTTTTGCCCGAACGTCAAGCCCGCGCTATAGGTCTTGAGCGCGCTATAGGTCTGCGCCACGCCCAAAAGTGACGCCGTGCCTGTGGCCGGCACTGTCAGCGTGAAGCCCCCCGTGGCCAGCGTGCCGCCACCTGTGATGCTACCGACAAGCGAACCGTTGATTGTACTGTTCGCCGCCACTGTCAAGGTAAAGCCGCCCAGCGCTATAGTGCCGCCGCCCGTAATGCTGGTCGCCGCTCCCAGCGTCAGCGTAAAGCCGCCGGCCATACCACCGACAAACGATCCATTAATCGTGCTATTGCCGGCAACAGTCAACGTCCTGCCACCCAGCGCAATCGTGCCGCCGCCTGTGATGTTGCCGTTGAGCGTGCTATTGCCTTGCAGCGTCAGCGTAAAGCCGCCGGTCGCAATCGTGCCACCGCCCGACAGCGTAGCGCCAATCAGGTTGGCTTTTTGGATCGAGCGGCTGATACCCGCCGCCGTTTCGATTTCCATCCAATCGTTCGGCGCCGCGCTCAGCGCTTCGGTGATCTGGCTAATCGTTGCGGTCGCCATATCCCCCCCTTACTCTCTCGGCTCGAAGCCGGTCAACCAGTCCCGCAACTGGTAATGTTGCAGATCCACCTTGTATTTTTGCGCCAAGCGCTGAATATAGTTTTGCTCAATTTCAGATAGCGCTTGCACTTTGGCCTGCGCGCTTTGCGCCTGACCGACGATATTGAGGCCGGTCCGTATGTCCTCATCCTCTAGCTTGATAATGGTCGGCTTTTCGTGATTATTTTTCTCTGCCATCTTTTCCCTCTTTTAGTTGTAGGCTATCGCCTGGATCACGTTGCGGATCGACAATTGTGCGTCCACACTTACGCGCTTGTCGGCTACGCTTGCGCTGCCTATCTCCAGTAAATTGTTATCTTGCGCCGGACGCAAGGTGTTGGCGTCGATGACAAGCGCCGTAATGTCGAGCTGCCACCAACTGCCGCCGGCGCTGACGGCTGTGTTGAGCGCAAACCAGCTCCCGCCATTGACCCGGTATTGCAGCTCTGTGATGAGAAAAGTGTTGGCTGCCGACTCCCTAAAGATGCCGTAAAGCGCTGTAATCGACTCAGCCAGGCTGTGCGTGTGGTTGCTCAGACTGTGCGTATGGGCGTTGAGCGAATGGGTATGAGCGCCGAGATCATGCGTGTGACTGTTGAGCGTGTGTGTGTGGTTGCCTAAGCTGTGAACGTGGCCGCCTAGATCGTGTGTATGCGCTCCTAAATCGTGGCTGTGGCCGCCAAGTGTGTGCGTGTGATTGCCGAGATCGTGATTGTGGCCGCCCAAGCCGTGCTGATGGCTATTGAGACTATGGCTATGATTGCCCAAATCATGCGTGTGATTATTGAGGTCGTGATTATGACCGCCTAAGCTATGAAAGTGATTGTTGAGACTGTGGCTATGATTGCCTAGATCGTGAAAATGATTATTGAGACTGTGCGTATGACTGTTGAGGCTGTGCGTATGGCTGCCCAAATCGTGATTGTGCGCGTTGAGGTCATGGGTGTGATTGCCGAGCGTATGCGTATGGCTGGCTAGAGTGTGCGTATGGTCGCCGAGCGTGTGCGTATGGCTGCCCGACTCCAAGGTGACTATATCAACGGTGTCAGGCGCCAGCCCTGCGCTTAAGGCATAGACGCCGCCGCCAAGGTGGTGGAGGGTGACATTGCCCGTATTGCCGGCCCCTGCCAGAATATGAATGTTGTGCTGGTGCTTGCCGCCGGTGGTGGTATCGCCGCCTTGCGGTGAGTCGCTTTGCTGCGAACCACTGCCGCCCGTATTGCCTGAGGCTGGGTCAGCGCTGCCGGCTGTAGCGCCGGTGCTGCCGCTCGATGGCCCGCTATTGCCGCTCGCTGCGCTGGTATTGCCAGTCGCTGCGCTGGTGTTGCCGACGACAGCGCCGGTGTCGCCGGCGACGGCGCCGGTGTTGCCGATAGCATTGCCGCTGCTGCTACCTGTAACGCCGGTATTGCCTGGCGCCGTGCCGGTGTTGCTGACGCTCGGTACATCGGTCGATCCTGTGGCAGCCGCCGTATTGCCGCTCGCTGCTGACGTGTTGCCTGTCACAGCGCCCGTATTGGTCACGCTGGGACCGCCACTGTTATTGTTGGCGCCGCTCGCCGCCCCGGTATCGCCGCTCGCCGCCCCTGAGTTGGTCACACTCGGTACGCCTGAGTTGGTCACGCTCGGCGCCCCGCTATTGGCTACACTCGGCGCCCCGCTGGTATTGTTCGTCCCTGTTGACGCGCCGCTCTGGTCGGTGTTCGGCCCGGTTGTCGGTAAGCTGCCGCTGCCGCCACTACTGCCGCCCACGCTCTTGACGGTGCTTTCGAATGGCAATAACTGAAACTCAAAGAGCACTTGCTGTAACTGCGTGACTTCGTTGCCCAATCGGAAGCGAAAGCTGCCGATATGGTCAAAGTCGATATTGGCCTTGTAGGCCGTCACATAGCTGTTGGCGTTGAGCTGCGGCAATGCCTGGTAGACTTTGCCATTGGCGATGGTATCGACAACCGTCCCCTGGTCGTCGTTGGGCAATTTGTCGGCGGTCGATACTGTCAGCCCGGTCGTATAGACGCCCGCCTCACCTACTTCCCAAGTAGACTCCAGAATATTGAGATCGCGGTTGATGTCAAGGCCCGACGCCAAATCACGGTAGACTATACGGATCGTCTGCATTGGGCGCAAGAGCTGGCTGCACCCGGCCAGCGCCAGCGTATAGGTGGCCTGGTCTAGCTCGGACGAATTGCGCTTGAGCGTCTCCAAGGCGCTGTCAAAGAGCATATTGGCGGCGGCAATGATGTCGCCATTTGTGTTGGCGACCGGCCCAATATCTCTAAAATCAAGCTGTCTTTCAATGCGTCCGTAGGTGGCTGTCGGCGCCGTCGCTTCGATATAGTTGGCGTTTTTGTCCACGACAAAGCCGCTGGGCGTCGCCCGCGAGGATGCCTTGAGCGTGAGCTGCGCCTCGGCATTGCCGCTGCCACGCGGATAGATGCGCGTAAAGAGGTCGTATAATTCGACCGTTTCGCTCAAGCTCGTGATGGCGCAGGTTGCCGAACTAAGATCGCCTCTGGCTTGCACGGCGCGCACGCCTGAGGCCGTAAAGGTCGAAGCAAAAATCAGGCTGCGACCAGCGCCCCGGTAGAAGTGGCTCTGGCTCTTTTCAGCGATCTTGATCATGCCCTGCAAGACCGTCTCGCCGTTGAAATAGCCATAAACAGAATTGTTGGGCGGGCTACTATCCGCCGTAAAGGTCCAGCCGGATGGCGCAAAGCCGGATACGGCCGTCAGCGCCTGCGCGTGCGTGACCGGGTTGCCGCCCAAATACAATTTGAGGTTTAAGACGCTACGATAGGTTAGCTCTCGGATTAAGTCGTTGCCGGATACGTTGAGCAAAACGCTACCATCATCCTGCGGCTGACGCTCGATATGATCGACGATGCCCGCGCCCACTTCCACCCAAGCGCTGCCCAAAAGCGCGTAGGCTCTGGCGATGCGCTTTTTCTGGACCGCCGCCGCCTTGGGGTCTGAGGCTGGCATGGTAAAGCTAAATTCGCCCGCCTCATCCAGGCGCGCCGTATAATGCCAGCTCGACGCGCTGGTAATCGGCCCGCCGCCTTGCTTGACGCCGGCGCTATTCTCTAGGTCGATGCGAAAGTTGTTTAGGGTCACTATCTAAAGCCTCACGGCCACTGCGCATAAAAGACAAAATCCACATGGGCGTTGCCGCCCGTCGCCGTCACCGTAATTACGTTAGTGCCTACGTTGAGCGGCAGCCACTCCGTCACGCTTGCGCCCACGACGAGCCCACTGTAGGCATCAGCGCCGCCATTGGTGATGGTCTGTCTACCGGCATCAATCACAAGGCTCTGAGCGGCGGCAATCGTGCCTGTCCACACCAGATTGGTCAGCGGGCTTGTCACCGTAACTTGCGTGATTGTGCTGCCCAATCTCGTCACCGTCAGTACGCCGTCATAGACAGGCAAAATGCCGCTATTAAAGACGTTGAGCGGCGTGGCTACGCCGGATGAAATGTCAGCGCTTACCGTCGTTGCTGTCGCCGCGTGCCAGCCATTCATGCTGGTTTCATAGACGCTCTCGACTTCAGCGACCACGCTCGCCTGCTCGACTGTCTCCGTATGGCGCACTTCGAGCAACCGGCACGTTTTCCAGCTGCGCGCCTGGTCAAAATAGCGCCGCCGGTAGAGCGCGCCGCGTGTTCCAATCATGGCCTTGAGCGAATCGGTCTTTTGCATCAGCTCATAGATCGGATTGGCGATAATCACACGCGTATCGCCTGTGGAGGTGACGCGTGTATCGCCATTGGTCGTAATACGGTCAATGGTAAAGCTACCGCCCGCCTCATAGATGCCCTTGTGCGAAAACTGGTGCGCTCCAGGCCAACGGCGTGCGCTGCCCGCCACATCGTAGACGCCGCCAATCGAGGCTGCAAGCGTGCTGGCTACCTGCCCGGTGGATAGGTCATCTTCCGACATCGCAACCGGCAAATCGATGCCGGCAAAATCCATAAGTTGATAGGGCATTTATGCCAATCCTGCGGCGCGCAGGCCGTCCAATATGCCGAGCTTGGCGCGCTTGGCGGTGTCGTTGCTATCAGCATAGATCGTGATGTTGATCGTCCCGCCAGCGGCGCCAGCGGCGCTTGTAGGCCGCGCCAACGAAAGATCGGAGGTCATGCCGTCCAGCGCCGCTTGGATTCGTTTGGTGGCGCTGGGGATGCCCTTTTCAGCGCCAATGCTCATGCCCTGCGTAAAGGGCATGCCCAACTCATCGCTGGCGGCCTTGGAAGGCGACGAAATGCCAAGCACCCACTTGGCGGCGTCAAGCGCTGATTGGGCGGCGTCACGCGCGGCGTTTTCAATCCAGCTTATGCCGTTGTTGATGCCGTTGACGATGCCTTGCATCAAGTCCATCCCGATTTGCGCCCAATTGACGCCGTTGAAAATGCCGGTGATGGCGTCGATCTGCGTCTGGAATTGGCTATAGATACTTTGCCACATCGCTTGTCCGGTGTTGTAAAGCGTTTGTAGGCCGCCTTGCCAGTCGCCTTGCATTACCTGAGAGCCGGCCGTGATTACGCCCTTGGTGGTGTCTACGCCGGTCTGCGTCCCCCACTTGATTGTGTCCCACATGCCGCTATTGATGCTCACCACGCCCGCGCTAAAGCTCTGCCAAGCGCTTTGCGCCGTCGTCAGCGATCCACCGGTGTTGCTGTTTAGCCAGCCCGTAAAGCTCTGCCATCCACTTTGGACGGTGGCGAGTTTGCTCTGCGTGTCCGATTGCCACCAGGTAGCGAAGCCGTCCCAGCCGCTCTTGAGGTTGCCCATCCAGCCCGGCCAGGCGCCGGTCAGCCAGCCCCAAAATTCTTGCGTTTTGGTGCGGATGCCGCCAAAGTCAGTCACCCAAGCGGCGGCCAATAGCGCAATGGCGGCCACGACAAGCGTAACCGGTAGGGCGAGCGCGGCAATGCCGGCCCCAATCGCCGCAATCACCGGCGCGGCGGCGGTGGCGACGCCAATAATGGCGGAGATGGCGCCGGCCATCGTTCCCAGCACGACCAGCACCGGCCCAATCGCTGCCGCGGCGCCGGCGATAATGACAATCCAATGTTTTGTCTCCGGGCTCAAATCCTTAAACCAATCGAGTAGCTTGCCCAGCCCCTTCGCCACTTCAAGCGCAATGGGTAACAATTCCTTGCCCAGCGTCGCCGCCGTGTCAGCGAGTTCCGCTTGCATAATGCGCTGCTGGTTGGCGAGTCCGTCAGCGGTACGCGTAAAGTCGCCTTGCGCCGCCGTCGTCTGTTGCAAAATCAGGCTGTAACTGGCTTGCGCTTTTTGCGCTGTGGTCAGTTCTTCGCCTTGCGCCGCCAGGCCCATGCGTACTGCTTCCGCCGCCACCGCCGCCGCAGTCAAATTGACGCCAAGTGTGCGTAAGGGTTCAGCCTCTCCGACCAAACCGGCGCGTAGTTTTTCAAGCGCCTCTTCCGGCCTGATGTTATTAAATGAAGCCAGGTCGCTGGCAAGCTGCACGACGCCTTTGGACATGTTGAGCGTCTCATCCTGTCCTAAGCCCATCGCTGAGAACAAATTGCCAAAGGTGCCGGCGGCCTCCAATGCCCCTTGTTGGCTCTGACCTAAACTGGTGGCGGCTGTGGTAGACCAACTTTCAATCGCCGTGGCGTTTTCGCCAAAGACGACGCTGACCTTGCTCATGCTCTCGTTGAGGTCCGAGGCGGCGCTGATGGCGGCCCCACCTAGAGCCACAAGCGGCGTCGTGACGGCCAAAGAGAGAGCGCCGCCCACCTTAGTAGCGTTGCCGGCAAAACCATCCAAGGCGCCCGATGCGCCTTTGATCTTGCTGTCATAGTCAGCAGCGTCAAGCGCCAGTTTGACGACGAGCGACTCTAAAACATCAGCCACGGCGTTTCCCCTCTTCCGCGCCCAAGGGGCTCCCGCCGTCCGCTTGTTCCGCGCCCAGGGCCGCCTCTTCTTCATTCAAATTGGCCGTTAGCGCCATAAACTTGGCGGCGAGGCGGCGCGGGTCACGGCGATCTGCCCACCAGTCGGGCAGGAACATTTCTAGTTTCAATTTCTTGCCACCCTTGCCGCGGTGGATGTGGGCCAAAATCAACATCGAAAGCGCGTTCCGCAAATCGGCGCGCGCTTCGGGCAGGGGTTCTATGCTGGCAAAGGCCGCCCAATCGACAAATTCGGCATGGCTCATCCTGGCTTGTAGCTCCTCAACTGTACAGCCGCCGACGGCAACGGCTAACTGATGCCAGAAGCGCCGTTGCGGGTCGGCTCTAAGTTTTTTTTGGCTTGGCGCGTGGCCTCTGGGTCAAGGCTACTGAAATCGCGAATGGCCGTAATCAGTACCTCGGTCGCCGCGTGCGGTTGGTCGGCCATTGCCTCGTAATCGTCGTCACTGAGTACCGGCGTACCATCCTCATTGATCCAACTGTCGCGCATGATGGCAAAGGCCAGGCGTGACAATTTGGCGCGGTCTTTGACCGTGCCGGCGCTATCTACCGACTCCTGCGCAAGTATCTGCGTGGCGGCAACCTGGCGTGCGCTCAATTGCTGGATCAGCACGTCGCCGCCAAATTCGGCGACGTATACACGCTTGCGCTGCGCATTGCTGCGACTAAGGACAGCGCGCCCCACCAATTCATGCTGATTCATGGCACATGCGCCCAAACGACCGGGCCGCTAATCTTGAGCGTCACATCACAGGTAAGACCATCTTCCAAGGGACTATCGGCATCAAAGTTAGTGACATAGGCGGAAAAGGTCGCTGTCGTGCGCTTCGTTCCCACGCCGGGAAAATCAATCTGATAGCCCGCCACATCGCCGGCGGCGCCCTGCGCATACATCGATGTTGTTAGCGTCGGATCATGCGTGGCTTCATCCGGATCAAAGATCAGCGTAAAGCTGACTTCGCCGCCATCTTTCATGCCGGACACATAGCGACGCCACATATTGGCCGGGACGCCATCGGCGCGGTGGCTCACCTCGATTTGGTCACTGATTAACTGCGGCCCCGACAAGTCGCCCACCTGGGCCACGGCTGTATAGGTGGATGGTGGCGTAAGTTTCTTGAGTAATGTGCGATAGCCAGCAAATTCTGCCATAGTTTATGCTCCTTAAAATTCCTCATCGGCCCAAATCATGAAGTCAATGGATGCCCGGAAGCGCGCCGTCGCCGGCTCACGCAAATCGCGATCATCCAAAAAAAGCGTGGCATCCACACGCGGCGCTGATGGCCGCGTAAAGACGAACATAGCATTGCGGATCTCTTTGCGTAGCGTGACCGCCTCAGGGTATTGCATCGACCAGCCGTCAATCTGGAATCGTACTTGCTCCAAGCCATAGCCGCTGCGGTGTTTGATAGCTCCTGTCGAAATACGCTGATAGGTGATCGCCGGCAAGACTACCTTTTCATTTAAAACCAGCGCATAGACGCGCCCACCAATCAGGGCGTTGAGCGGGCTATAGCTCGTTAGCTGCATATAAAGCGCGTCCTCTAGTGTCATAAAACCGCCCTGATTAGTTCTACCATCGCAGCGCCGCACTCACGTACAGCGGCCGCCCGCTGGCCGTCAAAGGCTGGTCGCATATAGGGTTGCGCCGCTACGCCGCCACGCCCGAATTCGACCGGCGGCCCGTAGATTACATCGGTGCCGACATAGACGGCGGCGCTGTTGGCTGTGATTTCCGGACCCGGTACGCCCGCGCCCGTCGTGTCAATGACGCCGGCCCCACCCGGATTAAGATCGTCATGCCCGCCAATGTGGATGCTGCGCGCTAGGTTGCCCGTCAGCTTGGGCACTTGGCGCTTGGCTTCGTTCTGGATCAGCAGCGCCCCACTGACGATGGCGCGTTCGAGCGTGCGCCCTTGGGCGATGGCGCCTAAGGCATTGTATTTGCTTGACAGGCTTTTGCTGCCGCTGACTGTGATACCACCTGGCATCACTCCACCTCCCGCACGCGAAAGCGCGTCGTTTTGAGATTGCCGTCGCGCTCCGGCTCGCCTTCCATGGCGTAGAGCTTGCCGTCAATCGTTGGCGCCATAATGCTCTCGATCTGCGGATAATAGCCGGCCAACGTGACCATACTCAGCGCCTGCACAAACTCTTCCTGCGCGGACCTGGTTTCGCTGGTTGTTGCCGGCGCCAACCGGCATGGAATATTTTCCAGCCCCAGCACGGGTTGCAACACATCCTGTTCTACGCCTGGCGGCACAATCACGCTTTGCACCGTGCTAATCGTGCAAAGCGATGGGTAGAAGCTGCCAAATTCGCCAGGTCCGAAACCGACCAATTCAGGGATCATGCGTGGATGGACAAGGCCGCGTTGTTTCATGCTAGTACAGCCCCCGGTACGCATCATGTACGATGGCCTGACGC